ATTGCGCTTATCTAGAACCTCTCCGTTGTCGTACCACTTCAGTATCCTATGGCTTGCTATCTTCAGCTGCATGTCTGATGCAACCCTTGAGCTTAGCAATCCCTTGCCAATGAAGCCGGTGTCTACCTTGAATGGAGCAGAAGCAGCTTCAAATAAGAACGCAAGATCATTCTTGGGTATGCCTAAAGCATCGGCTACTGCTACAAACCTTTGTGCCCTTCGTTTCTTAGGGTCTTGTATATGTCTAGTCATATCATCTGGGCTTAGTAGGTGAGCTTGTATCTCCCTGATTGACGGAGCAACAGCCCATCCCCTAGTGCCCTTGGCATTGATGTACACTCGCCGACACTCAGGCACATTGGTAGGCTTATCGCTTTGCACCTTTACCCATGTTCTAGGCAGGTCATACAGGTGTCTAGCCATACCCCACTGAACACAGGCTCTCTTAATGGCATCAGATATACCACCCTTCTGTGCTTCTATGGCTGTATCTCCAGCGCCATCCCACTTCCAGACCCATTGGCCCATGATGTTAATGCCAACGCCAGCAAGGTTCTTGTCGCCGTTGACAATGATGTTAGTCTGCCAGTTGTGTGGCCCAAGTATAGTATCAAGCCTATTGAACTCAGCACGGGCATCGACATAGCAGAGTATCATTGCGCTGCCATTCTTACTCATCTGTTGTACTCTCCACTGAACCTCTTCATCTACGAAGGGTCTTCGCAAAGCTTCTAGAACTTTGTTAATGTTCTTATCTGTTATTGTTTTTGGGTACTTCATTTGTTTCCTCTTGTTGGTTGGTTGTGAAAAAGAATTTTAGAAAGATGACTGGCAAATTCCGTGAAGGTAATCGCTCAGAAAGATACTTAGCTGAAGCCAGACCTACGCATGGCAACAGAGGATTCATACTGCTTAGACTCTGGAGGCAGAGAACATCTGTTAAGATAGGGTACTCTGAGTTACGCCATGTAACGATGTTAAAGAAAGGGATTAAAGCCCTCAGTATTATTGAAGAGCAACTGTCTGTTGACTTTGAAGAGATGTTAGATGGTGTCCTTGAGCTATACTTCAACCAGCATATGGGTAGCTTCCCTAGCCCTAGCCGCTTCTTTGCTATGGCTGATGACTTAGCTATGTCTTGGTATGAGCAAAGGTTCCAAGCTAAGCCAAAGCTTCCAGAAGAAGATGTTGTTACGCTCTCGATTGATGAGTTGGTTAAGGTCAAGGGATACCTCACGACCATTTAGGTGGCCATACTCCGGTCCACCATTCTGGTTTATGCTCAGTGGTATCATAGATTCTACCCCAAGCTGATTGATACACTAGGTTCATTGTCTTCCTGCTTGACTCTCTAGCCGCCAAGCACACTAGCTCTAGTGGTTGGAACATGGGTGATAGGTCATCGTCTGTGTATTTATCTCCGTTGATTAGGGTTGGCGGTGCATAGTAGAATGGTCTGTAGATACCAAAGGCAAGGCCAGCATCATGTAAGAACTTATCTGAGCCACGAAAGTCAGAGGTAATAGGTACTCCCATCCTTCCATCTGTCCTCCTAGAGTCAAGCTGTCTGTTGAACTGGGCGAGTGCTACTATGGCTATGCTTTCCTCCTTTGCTACCTGTCGTATCGCATCTGCTATTGAGTCTAGTCTAGATCGTTCATCACTTGCCCTACCATACCCAGTTACTAGCTGAGCATAGTCTATCCATACTGTCTCACATCCATGAACCCTACGCATCTGCCGTATCGTAGATGATACGATATCAATATTCCTAGACGAATCATCTATATGTATTGGTAGTCTAGATATTTCTCCTAAGCCCCAGCGGAATAAGTCTTGATACTCCTCATTGTCACTCATTGCTTCTCTCAATGAGACACCAGAGAAGTAGCTGGCAAGCCTAAATGCTAACTGCTTCTTGCCCATCTCGATAGAGATTACACCTTGTGGTACACCCTGTAATGCTGCCTTAGCTACTGATGCTAACATCAATGCTGTCTTGCCCATCTTACTCCGACCACCAATGTAGGTTGGTAATCCTCTGGGCCACCCCATGTAATGCCTGTCTAGCTCTGGGAATCCAGATGGTATGAACTCACCATACCCCTCGCCATTTACCATCTTCTCAAAGCTCTCTGAGGCAGCAGCGGCCACCTCTTCTCCACTCTCCACTGAACCAACAGTTATGTCAGACCTTCCATCAAGTATAGCTGACTCAGCATAAGCTTTTATTCTATCTACAGGATCATCACCCGTTAGTATCTTACTCTCTATAGACTTCACTGAAGACAGTAGCCTTCTAAGCTTAGCCATATCTGATACTACCTTAGCATATCCGGGTAGCCTCTCTGAAAGAACAGCCTTGTCACCTAGAGACTCCAGATATTGTAGGCTACCATATCTCTCTGAACAAATGGTTGTGCCCTCCTTCTCCACCAAGACATGGACACTGATAGGCTCGCCTTTAGCATACGATAACTTAATCCAGTCATATAAATTAGAGTGATTAGGTGCGCTAAAATCTAAAGATGATAATGATGATTCTATGAATTGTAAGTCTGATCCTTCTGTTAATAGTAATGTTCCGAGAACTACTCGTTCTGCTTCTATAGGATATAGTCTATCCATTCTCTCTCCTTCATTGGGTGTTGATTCTCCTTACTCTAAAATTATAGAGTTAACATTTTAATGTATTATTATTCTAAAGCTTTGGGGAATTGCAGCAGTGGAGCAGCAACCCCCCCAGCCCCCCCTTCGGAAACTTCCGGGGACAACCAACCTAACCCGACCGGCGAAAACGAGGAAAACCTCGGTCCAAAGCGAAAAATCAGCCGCGAGCTAGGGTGACCCATGCCTAAGAAACCCAGTAGAAGAATCATAAAAGAGAAGTTAAATGAATCTAATGCCTACGCATCTGGTAGGATTAGACCAGAAGATTACGGGACAACCATCGGGCATTGGTCTTTCTACAGGTACGGGAAAGCCAGAAACAAGAGGATAATAAACCTTGGCCCAGTCATGCTTGGCACCGAAGTATACCTACTGGGTGCAGCAGTGGGAGAATCAGCAGTATTCCTTGGGCTAAACGGAAAGCTATGGAGGCTCAAAGGTGATCGAACAAACCTAAAGTTTGATGTGATTGCTCCGAAGACAGTAGATCCAGATGGCCTCAAGGTATGGGCAAGTACTATCTCACAGAAGATTGTAGATGCTCTATCCCCAAAGCTAGAGGTACGAGTAAATAGAGAAACAAACCTACGGTACAAGCACATGGTTAAGTCTCTCGCCTCTCATAGAATAGAAGAAGCCATATCATTAGGGTATGAGAGAAGCTTCAGCTACTATGCTAAGTCAATTAACAATGATTGGAGAGTCAATGACTTGTTATCCCCACGATTCCCAACCATGAAGCACGCTATCTATGTCGCATTAGTACTAGCAATACCAGCCAAGCAAGCAGCGCAGCTTGTAGCCGGTGCTGCAATGTCTGAGTACAAGTCTCCTTATATAACAGAAGAGATAGCACTAACCATATACCAACAGGCTGTCTCTCTACTCAGTAGGCTATGTCCTGAGTGGTGGAACAACGGGGCATTCACACGATGGGAATACATCGGTAGTATAGACAGCCTATTCACAAAGCAATATGCCAACACGATAATCAATGCAAAGAACTTGGATGTAGATCTTAGCACAGCAGCAGGTATCGTAAGGGACGAACCCCTTGGTGCCCTGCTTCGCCGCCGTCCGGCATGGCCGACAGGCGAGGAGTGAGCCGGTTTTGATTTTTTTTCTTGACGGGTCACGGCAGCGGGTTATGCTTCGGGGGTTGCGAATCGGCGACAACGAACCGCCATTAGGAGGCACAATGAAAGACAGAGAAGGGAACTACTTAAGCCCAAAGAAGAGTCACACGCAGAGGATGAGGGCCATGGACTTCGTTCACTTATGGGAATCATCTGAATCATTAGATGAGTTCATAAGATATTCTGGGATGAAGAAATCTACAGCTATATCAAGGGCATCTTTATACAGGAAGAGAGGCATTAACTTAAAGAGACAGACAGGTAAAGGAAACAGAAGAACACTAGACATCGAACTACTAAACTCAATGACCAAAGGAAATCAATAATGAACAAGATCTACGAACAGATATCAATGACAGAACCAGAGCTATACCTTATAGCCAGATCTTTAATCGAACATTGCGTTGGCAATGATGATGTGAATACATGCTTCGCCGCCACCCTGATCGAGCGACTTAGCTTCAACCTCAGTAACGACTCGCTGCAACTACTAAGTGATAGGCTTATCGACATAGAAGCAGCAGATATACTAGCAAAGAAAGCTGCTGATTATTTTAATGTAACCAAAGGGGGATACCCCGAC